CATTATTAGCTCTTCCTACCGTTAAGTCAACCTCCCTGACAAGTACGCCGGGAGATAATTGAGGAGTCGCCATTTTTTTCTCCTAAGTTCTCATTTACCTAAAAATATTTATTAAAAAGCATTGCTTCATTTGTGAAAACAATGCATGAACACTACCAATCAGGATATTCCCATATATTATTGTTTTTATATCCACGTTTTCTTGATTCAGAAACTCTAATAATAGTGCATTGCTTGCACTCATATGAATATGATGATAGATTATATTTGTTTCTTCTTATCTTATAAAAACCATCAATAAGATCTTTTGTTTCCCCACAAATTTTACAAGTCCTTTCTGTCAGATATAAATGCTCCGTTTGAAATTGATCATTCAGATCCATTATTGATAATCCCACATGTAAGACATATCACCATATTCGTCAGTGAACCACCTATCTCCATTGTTATCGGTAAATGTATTTTCTCCATCTAAACCATCAACAATAAAACCAAATGGTGACATATCCTGTTCTATTTGATTTTTTTGCTCTTCGTATAATCTTTTTCTAATATCTTGGTCAGTAAGTTCCTTAAAATAATCTTGAGCAACTAACCAAGCATATATCACTAGGCACATCGCAAGGTCATCATTGCACCCATCTTCTGCCTCAAAAGAATTATGCTTTGAAATAAAAGTAGTAAGTTCAGAAATAATCTCATAGTCATTAAATATGAGTTTATCTTCTTCAATAATCGTCTTTAAGTTAAGTGCTCCAACCTTCTTAACGGTTTTGGACATCTTAACTCCAAGTTGTGTTTTCTTTCCTGAAAAACCTTGACCTACAATTTGACCTGCTCTTCCTCTCATCGAGCACATCAAAACGTTTTGATATTCTAAGTCATAATGAAGTAATGAAGCTACTTGATCACCAATATCGTTAACTTCGCAAAGAATATATGCCCCATTATAACTTTTTGCTAATTCATATATTATATTTGGGAACATCATAGGTTTAATTTCATTGTTCCTATACTTCGCCACCAATCTATGAGGAAACTCTGTGATATCAATAACTACAAATGCTGAATAGTCTTCACTGACTCCTCTGGCAACGTCAACAGTTACAACATAGTCGTGATTTTCTTTTGGATTTTCATAGACATCCAGTCCAGCATTTCTTTTTAATGGATCGCTAAACACAAGAGATTTTAACTTTGATGGTGCAATCAAAGTATCAACAGAACCTAGGAACTCGCACTCAAACTCAACTTTAAACTGCTGTTCCGATGTGTTTGCAATAGTTTGTGCTTTCCACGCAGAGTCTCTTCCTGGAACTTCCGACCAGTGAACATCTGTGGGTACATATTCATTCTTTCCCCTCTCAGCATCGTGCCAGTACCTATAGAAATGGTTCATCCCGTGAGGGGTAGAAACCATTATGACTTTTGTGCTTTTACCAGAAGTAATAGTAGGATAAACAGATGCAAAGAAGGAATCTGCGATATGGTTCGGAACGAAAGCGAACTCATCGAGAAAGAGGATATTGAATGACATGCCTCGGACAGCACTTGCAGACGTAGAAGCAGCCAGTATCTTTGATCCATTTTCTAACTCGATGTTACCTCTGTTCCAGGCTATAATACCCTGCTGCATCCATTTGGGCAAGTTCTCATAAGCAGTAGCAAGTCTTCCAAGAAGTTCTCTTGCTGTCGCTGCTTTGTTTGCTAGAATACCAATATTTACGCTATCATTAAAAATTAGATAGTGAAGTAGATAAGATACAACAGTTGTAGACTTTCCAGTCTGTCTAGGCATCTTACAGATATTAAATCTGTTTTCGTGGAATCTATTAATTAATTTCTCTTGGAAATCATATGGTTTAAATTGTGTCAATCCTTCGTCAAGAGAAACAATCTTAATATAGTTGTTTGCAAAATAAACTGGATCATCCTTGCACTTTACAAATTCTATAATTTGTTCTTGTGTAAATTCAATTTGCGTATTTGCCTTTTTTAATAAAGGATTGCCAAGATAAACTTCACTCAAAATAAAACTCCTTTTTAATCTTCAATAAATGTCACACCACAACTTGCTGATTGCATAACTGCTGATGATTCAACAGCGATTGCAAGTTTTGTTTGTGGTGGAAGTGCGATTCTTAAGTTATCTAGGTCAAAATGATCTGGTGCTCCGGATGTAATATTAAAAATGGCAATTGGAGTTCCGCCAGTGATTGTACAATCTGTTCTTGAATATGAAGCAGAGTATCCAATTGGAGTAAAGTCTAAATTATTTGTAGAATATGTTGGATCAATATAGAGATAAAGAGTACATGGGTTTGATGCTGATGCTGTTGTTCCTCCCGTCAATCTCTTAATCAAAATTTCTCTTGTATTAATCTTGTTATTTGCAATTAAATTACTTTTAATTGTTAATAGGTGATATTTTGTGTCTGTAGTGTTCATACCACCACTTTTTGCTCTACTAGCAGCAACTGGATATGTGGTTGTATTGATAATACCCTCAATAGCACCCATCATAGATGCACCAGATACCGTTACACCAACACCAGCATTTCCGTCAAGATTAGCAGCAACATATCCAATCTTAAGTGATGGATTATCTAAATGAACATCATTATTTCTATTAGAATAATGAATATGATGAATTGGCATCATATCACCTGTGGTTGGATTTTCAACTGCGAATCTCATTTCACCAACACCCAACCAACGGAAGTTGATTTGATAAACGTTGAGTTTGGTCGGGTCTAATGTGACACCTGATGGATTTGCAGTTCCTCCAACACCTGTTAATGTATCAAAATTCCAATCTTCCTGATATGTCCAATTACTTGTATTATTAACACCTGTTTGTGCAGTTATTGATGTTCCTACAAGTGTTCCCGAACTTGCAATAGAAAAAGTTCCTGTCTTTGGACCTACACTTGTAGATAAGAACTCAACAAATCCATTTTCATAATCAGTAATCCAACCTGGAAAAGTATTAACTCCAATACTTGTTGCGTTTTGTTGTGCTGTTCCTGATGGAATTGAAATTGTTTTTGCTACGCCAGCAAGAGTGACTGTTATATTTTCTGTTCCACTTGCAGGTGTTGTAATTGCAAATCTATGAATATGTGCCTTACCACCATTCTCCCGAAGGATACCGAATCTTCCATTGGTATTAAAACCAACTTGAAGTGCTTGCTCTTGTGCAAAGAATCCTGCTCTCTGTGTGTATCCTTCTACTGAACCAGAAAACTGTGCCGTAAATCTTGCAAGCGCACCTTGTCCTGGACGATACCTTACTGCTCTTTTAGATCTAACTACACCATAACCATATGCACCAGTTCCTGTTGATGCTGTCATCAAAGTATTGGAAGTGGTAATACCAGTCCCAAATGTATAACGTTCAAATCTTTGAGAGTTTAATCCGTATAATCCATCAAGCTGAAATACTGGTGTGATTGGAACAGCAATAGACTCTCCAAAGGCACTAGACCCACTTGCTGTTCCATTACATCCATCAATGTTGCCGTATCTATCGGCACACATATAAACTTCAAAGAGACTTCTCTCTTGATTTAGATAATCTTGTATATTTTTATTCCACTGCGCCATAACTCAAATCCACTCTAATTTTGAAGGATGATATCTACTTTTACTTTTTATGTTAATATTTTTTTCTTCTACTGGATAAATTTGATGAACAACTGCGCCAGGATATTCTCCTTGAAGTTCTTCTCCAAGTTCTTGCTTTGAAGGAACACCAGATTTTGTAACCATTTCAAATCTATAAAGATTACCTTGCCAAACAACATCTGCCAAATAACTTTCACCAACATGCTTTTGTTCTGGTTCAGAATTTAAATAAAGGTTACCATTAAAGTCACCTGAAATGTTAATTGATTCGGATAAAAACTCTTTGAAACTTTTCATTGATCAGCACTTCCAACGACGGCGGGCTTTACAAACTGGTTTATCTGGGGTGGATGAGCAATCAATGTTATGCATGTCTTGCTGACCCTTAGAGCGTGCGCAGAATGACTTTCTACGCTTGGAATCCTTACTTCCTGGTTTTGGATCTCCAGTTACAGCAGTTTTTAATTTAGAACCCGGATTCTCACGACGATATGCTTTAACGGCAGCAGGACTCATACCATCAGTTTTATCTGACTTATTTACCTTTTGCCAGTCTTCTACTTGAAGAAGTGGTTGACCAGGTTCATAGTCTCTCATTGTGAAATAAGTAACTCTACAACCTGGATATACTTTTTCTACTTCATTTTGAATATCTTGTTTTGATGGACGATTAGAATATGGGAAGAACATTTGAAGAGAATAAACCTTTCCTCTCCAAGAAACCATTACATAATAAATGTTTCCACTTTTTGCTGGCATTCTGACTGCTTCTTCAATTTCTTTTACATAATTTTTATTTTTTCCAGGTTTTCCAGCATCTCCGCCGTGCTTTTTGGTTCCACAAGTTTCTTCTATGGAATCTACTTTTATAATATCAATAATTTCTGCAAAAGTATTTCCATTTGCATCTTCAATCGTTACATCTTCACTAACGGATTTCCATCCACCACCCGCTTTTTTGTACTCTTTTGCTGCCCAACCATTTGCATAAGCAGAAGGGTACACATCAAATTTTGACTTTGCCTTTGCTTTCATTTTTGACCAAAGAGAAGGATTGGTAGGAACATTCTTCTCACTAATCACTTCTGCTTCCATTTCAAGTAGAATTTTATCTACCAAAGAAATTTCTTCGCCGAACATCTTAGGTCCTTTAGTTTTCTTTTCTGCTGCTGCTCTTTCACCTTCTGTAGAACCCTTTTGTGCGAGATTTCTGATCTTTGCAGCACGTTGTTGTTCTCTATGCTTTTTTGGATCAATTGCTCCTGGCATTGCTCCTTCCGGAACACAATTTGGGACCATTTTCTTTCCTTTCTTTTTTAGTCCCTCTTGCTTATATCCTTTCCAACAAGCTTCACCAATATTATTAGAAACCATTTTGGGTTTTCCTCCTTTACCTGGACGATCTGCTACAGGATCTTTTTCTCTTTTTCTTCTTACTGCAGCAGCAATTTCGTCCTTAGACATTTTTGCTGCTTTTTCTTTTGAAAGGCACTTTGGTTTTGGACCTTTTCCATCATCATCTTTTCCACGAGCACATTTTCCAGTTCTTTCACCTTTGGTGTTGTATTCATCCCATCCACCACCACCGACGCCACCTTCGCCGCCTTTTCCGAACCATTTTCTAAGATCTTCGTTCATTTTACTGGATTGGATTTTGTTTCTTCACCCCTAGCTCTTTTATCTCTTCCCGCACAATGTGCTTTCTGAGAAAATCCTTTTGGATTTGAGCAATCTATACTCTTTTTATATTTATTAGACCAACTTTCTTTAAATTGTTTAAACGTTTTCATCTTCTTTTTGTTGCTTTAACAATTTACTAAGTTCTGCTGTGGATCCTATAAACAAAGCATTGTTTGTAACACTTGTTGGACCTTTCTTTTTATCATCAGACTGAATGTCTTTCAACTTCTTTTGCAAGTCAATTAACTTTTCAGTTGCATCAGATACGCTTTTGATTAACTGTCCAGCAACTTCATATGCTCTTGGCAACTCAGTTTCTTGGGCAAGTTCTATTACACCATTCAGTGCTTCTTGCCCTTTTTCTATAATAGAATAC